TTGTTACATTTATATTTATACCATCAATATTAAAATCTACTGTATAAACCTTACTAAATTGTTTAGTAATATTTATAGGACTTTGTCTACCATTTTGATTAAAATCTACTATTAATAGATTATCAGTATTTGCAAAATTCAATTGCTGTATAGGATTCATTTTATTAATATATTTAGTTATAGGATAAGGAATATAAGCAGCTACTATATCCCACCAATCAATATAAGTTTTTTTAATATATTTGTCATATAGCTCTTTTGTTAAAGCCACTAAAAATAATATAATCAAAGATGTTACCAAAGAATGTTTAATACTTACAAAAGGTAATAAAAATATAAATGCAAATACATAAATAAGATTACCAATTTTACTATGAAGAATTTTATCTTCTCCTTTTAATTTACCTAACATAATTAAATATCTCTGATATCAATATAACACTTATTATTCCAAATACTCACAGTAGCTGTAGAACCATCACCACCATTAAATAAATTACCACTTGTATATATTATTTGTTTTCCATTGCAAGTAAATGTAACATTACCACCATCAAAAGTTTTTCTAAAAGATATTGAACCCATATTTTGTAGTTGTCCTAATTCAATACTCAAAGAGTTTTCTACAAAGATTGTGTTATTTTGATGTTCTACTGTAGCAGTCCAATTTGAACTTATTGCAGCAACTACACTTCTAACACTTTTCAACTGAAACCAATCTTTATAAGAACCGTTTATAACTTGCTTAATATATAAAGTTTTATCATCTTCATCTATATTTTTAGCAATAATAAATCCCCAATTTTTATTTGAATGTGTAAAACCTACCATTTCATAAAAATGATTACTGGGTGCATTAGCTATACTATTACCTGAACCAAATTGAATAGCTCCATCTTTATCAAGGAATTTGTGTGCGTCTGTAATAGTCTTATAAGAAGGAGCTATCTCGTTTATATTTTTAACTCCACCACCAGCAAGAACAATTTTATCATTACTGTCATTACCCCATATCTTTATTCCTTTAAACTCCCCATACACTAAATCATTGAATGGTTTATTTCCAAAAGCTATTGAGTTTCCATCAGGTCTTGCAATCGCTTTTACTTTATCATTAAATAAAAGTTCACCATTTAGATTAACACCTCCATTTACAGTACCACCAGATAAAGGTAAAAAATCTAAATTAGGTTTATCTGTAACATCATTCCAACTAACTGCTTTAGGTATAATAAGTCTTCCACTACTACCATTAGCATCAGTAAGTCCAATTGTATATGTTCTGGAAGTAGAGTTTTCTGCTAAAGTAACAGAAACACGAGGTTTATTTTGAATATCAGCCCAAGAAACACTTCTACTATTAGTTTTTATTTGTTCTATAGAATCTGCTAAATCTTTAGCTGTACCTGTATAAGTACCTTTATCTAATTTATTAGATATCTCTCCTACTTTTGATTTATCATCATTAGTATAATCATTAGAAGAAAGTGTTTTACCTGATACTTTATTTACTTTATTATCTAAAGCATTATCTAATTGTGTTTGAGTTATACCTCCACTTCCTCCTCCAGTAGTACCATTTTTTATTTTATTGTACATCCAATAAACTAAATCTTCTAGACTTTCAAAATTATTGAATATCTTTCTTCTCATAATTTTTTGTTTAAATATTTTATTAATCTGTCTCTATAATCATTAGTTTGATAAAGTTCATAACTACCATTTTCTTTAATCCAAATTAAAGCCCTATCTTTTATTTTAAAACCTGTCTGTTCAAATAATAATTGGTATAAACTAAGTTGTAATTGATACTTATTAAAAGGACTATCCTCTAAATCATCAAAAGGAGCTAATAATTTTTTACCTTTATAATTCTTAAATAAGTCCTGGTTCGTTTTGTAATCTCTCAAAAAAACCTCATTTGTCTTAGTATTATAGAGTAATAAGTCAGCTGTACCAGCTACTTTCCACTCTTTAGAATACATTTGTAACTCTAAACATAAAGGTTTTATATATTCTGGTAATCTAAGATGGTATTTTGCTATAGCTTCTTCATAACCATTAGAAGGTTTTAGTGTTTTGTCTAAAGCAAATTTTTCTCCAAAAAGATGTACTCTAGTACCTAATTCACAAGAATCATCTCTTTTTTTATGCCAATCATCAAGTACTTCTTGTATTGAAATACCTTTTTTCTTAGCTACTAAGAAAGCCATTTTCTGCTCCTCAAAAGGTTCTTGAAAATCCTTTAATACATAGCTTACAGGCTTTAAATTTTTATTATCTAATGTATAGCTGTGTGAAGCTTCATCAAACTTTATTTCTTTAAAATATTCTAATACTTTTTCTTTCATATCTTTGCAGGGTCTTATTGACCCTGCAAAGATACAAAAACTTTTAGTTACCTTCTACATTATTTTCATCTTCTTGTTTTTCTTTTTTAGGCTCTATTTTCACATCTTCCATTCCTAATTTCTTTCTTGCCATCTCAGAAAAATGTTTAATAAAATCTTCTATTTCATCTAAGATTTCTTCACTAAAAGCCCCAAAAATACCACATATCACATATATAGTAGTCTCAGTCAAATGAAAAATATCTCTGCAAATTATACCTGCTGCAAGAGCTAACATTATGGCTACAAACAAGAACTTGACAAATCTTAGTGGAGACATTTTTGTTCTCATTCTATGGATTATAGCTCCTATAGCTCCACCAACTATGAAGAATCCATAATTATAAAAAAACTTCTCTATATACTGTGTTATTAAATTCATTATTGTTTATTATTAATCTGTTATTGTAATATTACTACTTGTAACACCTTTTCTTAGACCTTGATTATTATACTCTAATTCATATTCAAATTTGATTTCTTGACCTACAGTAGCATTATCTAATTCATTTGTTACATTAAATGTATAAATACTAACCATTATTCCAGGTTTTTTAGCATTTTGTTCCATAGCCCTAAGCTCTTCATTTGTTAATTCATGTATAACTTCATCTCCTAATAGGATTTTACCTGAAAACATTTTTAGTGAACCTTTAGTTAAATCACATTGGCTACCTATCATATTAATGATAACACTTATATTTTTAGTAGGATTAGATTTAGAATACTCAGTATTATCACAACCATATTCATTAGGCTGAGAGCATAAAGATAAATAATCAAAATGGCAATCTGTATATGCTGTAGGAGGTTCAAATTCTAATGGTACAGGACTGGTAATACACTCTTTTACTTCAATCTCTCTATGTGTTTCAGGGTCTGTTATATAAAATCTCATAACACCAGATACAAAACCATTTACACTATTTACACTATCTTGATAAACATCTATTAAAGACTCCCTAAAAGGGTTAGATGGATAATAATATTCATATACATCTGGTTTTAGAGCAATATTTTTATCTGTTAGTATATACGGTGTTGCTTTTATAGGATAACCAAAATCATCATAAGTAGCACTCAGCTTAAAAGTACCAACAGATTGAGTTTTACTACTCAAGTCTAAATACAATTGACCACAATTGATTTCTAATTTTACTACTTTATTTGTATTAGATGTAACAAAACCACTATAAGGATTGGCATATTCCCAAGTATAATCAATGAAATATTTATAAGTCTTAGATTCAGGAGTTATGTTTAAATCTATATCACTCATTATTTCTTCAATACCTCTCCAAGTATCATAAGCAGCCATTGTAGAATCCATTCTACCCTTAAACAGATTATTGAATTGTTCTAATTCTTGCTCTGTAAAATACCTTACTACAGATACATTTGAATCATTATCTGCTGGTGCTTTCTTAATAATTAATTGAGTAAACTTACTAAAGACCTCATTAAACATTTTATTTTGGTCATTATTAAAACCTAACACTTGTATTTTTGCATTTTGATTTTTGACTGAAAAATCTTTTGCTGGGTCTTCATCTTGCCAAAATAAGCCTAAAGTAATCTCTCCTGTAATAGTATATTTAACATTTTCATAAATATCTGTATGACATTCTACAACATTGCTATATCCATAACTTCCATAATTTTCTAATCTATAATAGGACTTTGCTCTAAAATATTTTTTTGAATTATCTATATTAGAAAATACATATTCATCTCCACTTATAGTTGGATTTATCTCTGTGTTAATCCAATTATTTTTATCCTCAGAATAATAAAGGGTAACCTCTTTTACAATACCTTCTACTCCATCTAAATTAGAAGGTAATTTTACCTTTATAGTATTACTCTCTTTTACTATAGAAGATTCTTGACAAAGTGAGTTTAATAAAGTATATCTTTCACTACACTCTGTACCATTAGTAACTTGTACTGTATAAATAAACTCTGCTTTCTTAAAATCTAAATTTCCTAAATCTATTTCCTTACTTATTTCAGGCAATAAACCATTTGTAACATGTTCATATACTAAGTTTTTACCTATAGAAACACCATCTACTAAAGTCTCTAAATAATACTTTACAGAGTTTGCTGGATAAGAATCTATAGAATTAGTTTGCATTTTAACTGAAGCTATTGCCTTTGGTTCTGTGGAATTCATAGCTCTTTTAGTAGCTTCCATACTTAAAGAACATTTAAAATCAGGAATTTGACTTCCAATATCATTTACACCTGTTTCACAAGTAAGTTCTAATTGACCTTTAGTCATTACATCTACAGAAGCTTTAAAATGTGTTTCTCCTTGTAAAGATGATTTCTGTACTGTGTATAATAGTTCTACATGACTTCCATCTGTTATATGTACATTCTCTTCAGTAAAAGGACATTCACTCCAATTTACACCATCTATACTCTTATATAAATGTCTTACTAAGTTATCCTCAAAATTACTTACATAAGTCTTGTATCTAAACTTAATATAGTCATTAGTTTCCTCTTCTTTTGTAAGACTGTTCTCTCCACAGATTGCTGTAGCTGGTTTATTATACTCTAATTCTTTTTCACAAAACTCTTTCCATGCTTCTAATCTAAAAACATATTTTATCCTCTTTCCTCGTGGAATTTTATCTTGCCATAAAACTTCTTGAAATGCCCAACCAAAGTTATCTTGCAATACAACCTCTTCTTTAGCTAATACATCATCATCAAATCTTTTTACAATATACTTAATTGGAGTTCCAGATTCAACTCCTTTTGTACCATCAGCATTAAGAACAAAATTAACTCTGTTATCTTGAGTTATAGAGTTCTGCTGAAATGTAAGATTACATTCTAATTTCTTCAAATTGTTCTCACAAGGTTTTACTATAGTAACCTTACTTCTTTGATGAGAATGTCCAAAGAAAGGAAGCTCTTGACATATATCTTTTAATATTTTTACTATAACTTTACCTTCTCTTGCCATAGCTTTAAAAAACTTTTTTATTTTATTACTAACCCTTTTTAGCCAAACCATTAAACCTGTCTCTACAACCTTCTGAGACTTTCCATTTAAAGTTGGCTTCTTCTGTTCCTGTACCATCTGCTTCATAAGTTAAATCTCCATTTATAATATCTTGAAAATCTACAATTATATAATTATTAATTTTTTCCCCTTTAAATTTCAACTCTCCATTACCATGATTCACTTCATAAATCATTATCTGATTTATCTCTTCATCTTCAAAATCTGAGTAGTGGTCATTAAAGTATTTATAGTCTATTATTTGAACATTTCTACCTACATAAAAAGGAAAATCAGCATATCTTGCTTCTGAGTTATCTGTGTGTTTTCTTATACACTCTAAATCTATTCCAAGACCTTCTAAACACCTTTTTATTTTCTCAAAGTGAAAATCTGTAGTCCAATCATTCTTAGTAATAGTGCCATCTTGATTTACAGTTTCTGTAACACAGTTTCTACCTACTTCCATAAGATAAAAGCTAATATAAAAAATAGCTAACATCTTTTTTAAGAACCTTTTATTTAATTTACTTCCTCCATGAATCTGTTCATTCAATAAAATACAGACTGCTTCTTTAGAAAGATTACAACTTATACAATTTAAAGCTTGACCAAACTTAGACTGATAATATTCTCCTGATAAAGCATAATATAAAAGAGTTTTTGCTGTTACATTCAAAAGATTAGTATCATCTACACAACCATCACAATTACTACAAGGACAACCACATAAAACACTTTCTAAATCTTCTGCTAATGAAGCTAAAATCTGTGGGTAATAAGGGAAAGTTTTAGTAGCTTCACTACCTAAAATTCTTTCATTTTTTTCATCTACACCCTCTTTTTTTGATTCAACTAATAAAAAGTGTAATTCATATACACCTTGTCCATAGAGGTTTTTTTCTGCACTTGTTTCCTTTTCTTTAGAAATCTGTTTATCTATAAGTTCCTTTAAATCTACCTCTACTTCATTAATACTTGAAGAAGAAGTATATGTTTTAGCAAAGATATTTTCTTGGAAAGTATTATCACAACTATCTCTCTTTACAAGCCAATATTTTATAAGACCTGTATTTTTATACCTTTGCTCCTTCTTAATTGTTATTTTCCAATTCTCTCTTTTTAATGAATACCAAAGCATATAATATTTTATTTAAAAAGGGTAAGGATAATAAATCCTTACCCTTAGACAAGTTAAACAATGACAAGGTATTAACCTTTTAAAAACTCTAACATAGCTTTTACTTTAGCTACTGTATTTGTATCTGCTGTTGGTACAGCTATAACTGAACTTTCTTGGAAAGTAAAGTTATTAAAGCTTGTGTAAGTATCCTCATCATAAGTATATACAAAAGTATCATATTTACCTTTAGGGTCTACACTATATGCTGTGGGGAAAGGTAATCCTGTAAGAGCTGAAGTCCTATAAGGACTTTCTGTCCAACCTTTTTGTATATACTCAAGTTGTTTTAGGTCATACCCAGCTCCTTGCTCATACTCAGCTTCTTGAGTGATTTCTACTTTACCATCACATTCAAAACCTACAGGAAGAGAAATGTCAATAGTAGTTTCACGAGAAATCATATATCCAATATTGATACAAACATCATAAATCTTCTTTAGAGGTTTGGTTTCAAATTCAATATTAGCATGTACAAAATCAGCAGCATTTGTTTTAGTCTTATTGTAAGCAGCCATCTTATCCAAATCTTCTATAGAAAGCCCAGCACCAACAGCTTTAGTAATACCATGAGTTGCAGTAACAAGAGCTGTCCTTGCTACAGCTTTAGCAGTAACAAAAGCATTGCTATCATTATTGATTTGTAAAAGAAGTTTCTTAGTAACTTGAATACTATCACCTTTTACACAAGGGTCAGCACAATTATCACAAATTACATTATTTACAACATAGGTTTCAGAGTAAGGAACATACCCCTGAAGCTGTAAAGTGGCTTGATTTTGAAGAGTTACACGAATACCATATACTTTATTAGATTGAGCAAAATAATCCTTTAAAAGGGCTTTTGCTGGCTTCCCTTCAGAATACTTAGCATAATTGTAGTAAAATACATTTTTACCTTGAATTTGGTTTCCTGTTGATTTTACAATATCATCAGTAACACCATCTCCATCATTATCTACTCCTACAGCAAAATAATATTCTTTAGGGATTTTACCTGTAGTATCAATAGAGAGATGTGTTGAAGCATCAAACACACCTAATTGACCAGGCAATAAATCTGTAAGCTTTTTGTCCTTAGCTAATACATCTTTGTTATTAGCTGTAACTAAAAGTCGAAATACATCACTTGTTCTTGACATAATCTAATTTTTTTTTTAATTTTTATAATTTATTTAATTCTAACTTGGATTGTTTGAACTGTACTGTTTGTTGTTCTAAATCCACACTAGTTATGTAAACAGCTATATCCACTATCTCTCTATGTGTATGTTCTGGAAGTTCACAATTTTGCCTACCTGTAAGTTCTGTACCATTAGGTAATTTATACTTACTGCTTGGCAAAAAGTCTTGAGCATTATGTATATAGGGGTGTTTTCTTATATAATTTAAATGTAGCCCATCTAAAGTGATTCCTTCTGGAATATAAAGTCTTAAACCTTCACTATCAAAAGTAGCATTGATTTCACTCCATTCATAAGAGCTTCTATCAAAAGGACTTTCCTCAAACATGTCATCATGTTGTTTTATTAGTACTCTACCTTTTCTGTCTCTACATGTTCCTTTTTTCATTATAACATAAGAGGAAACATAAAACATATAATCATTAGGTAAAGGGGCTACATCATTATTTAAAGTTATAAGTTTGTTTTCTACAACCAAAGGTCTAATATTATCTATACTTCTTTGGTTTTTTTCAAACCCATAAAAGGGAATTTGATAAGGCTCTGCATTATTCTTTATAAAGATTTCCAAAGCCTCATTTAATTTCCAATCTATTTCAGGTATTCTTAGATTTCTATATTGCTCTGAATCTATCTTATTTAACTTCATCTTGAAGTCATAATGCATTTCCTGTATAGTCATATTACCTTAGTTTTTCCATTATTTGAATCCTTAAAGGCTGATTCTTTTTATTCTCAAAGAAACTAATTGCATCTTCAATATCTCCTCCAAGATGGATATCCATATAGCTATATGAAGTACCTGTTCTTGTTAGAATACCCTTATCAGTAGCTTCTAAAATAAATGCTTGAATTGTATTCTTAGCACCCTCTCTACTAATGAGATTTAAGAAAGCTTCTGGTCCTGCTTTATCAATAGCTTCATCAACTTTAAGGTCTATATAATCATTTGAGTTACCTCTAACATTCTGACCAAGTAAGATATATACAGCTTCAATTTTCTTATCTGTAGAAAGTTTAGAAGCTTCTATGATAGCATTTCTCTTAATAGCAGCTTTTGCAGCCTTTACAACTGTTTGTTCTTGCTCATCTGTAATTACAAATAAAGCTAAAGGATATTTACCTTCATTGTAATCTTGCATTGAATTTGCTACCAAATCAGAAGCTTTAAGCATCTTTACTTTAATCTCATCTAAAGGTCTCTCAATATTAAAAATATTTGAACCCCATTCAAGCTTTACCTCACTAATAGGCTTTGACCAAAAAGGGTGTTTCTCATTAGGATTATAATTATCACTTAAATCAAATCCTGTAGCTTTTTCAAGCCTTTTTCTATCTTCTTCAGATAATCCTGTGTCATACAATCCTGTATGAGCATTGACAGCACAAGAAATTACTTGTGGTCTTGTAAAATTCTCAGCACCATTTTTACCGTGCCAAGTATCTTTTTCAATAGGTCTAACTTCAACTAATGCCATTGTTTTTTACTTTTTTAGAAACATGGGGTTAAACCAATAACCCCATGTTTGAGTTAATTATTATTATTATATGAAAGAGAAATTTTTATTAATAACCAAAGTTACGTTTCAAAATTAACTGTCCACATTTAGAAGTATCTTCAATATGAATACCTAATTCCTTAGATACATGCATTGAGTAGTATTCTCCAGAGTGAGCCATTTGACCTCCATTAACAGGTCCAAAAGGTCCAACTAAACCTGATACATAACCAAACTTATAACCATTTTTCTTCTCTACAACTTGGATATTACTTTCAGTTCCTGTTCCAGAGAAATCTAAGAAAATGAATCTCTGAGATTGTACAGGATAACCTGAGATTGGGTCAATCTCCATGTTGATATTAATATCATCAAGAAGAGGTAAGTGTACAAGTTCAAGCTCAGCTCCATTATGCATGATATACTTCACGAATTGGTATCCATAAGTATAAGCATTAGAGTTATACTCAGAGCTTGTTTTTTGTACAGGATTAAAGTTATTATTGGCAATTCTCCAACCTCTTTTCTCCATAAGGTCTTGCATAGCACGAGAGAAAATAAGCATACCATACTCACCTGTAAATACTTTCATGCTGCGACCTTTTCCAGGTTTAACACGAGCATAGAAAATATCCATCATAAAGTTCTCAATAAGCTCTGCTGTAAGGTCAGTGTAATAGTGGTTATTAGCTGATTCAAGCTGTTCAAAGATACCTGCAAAAGAATCTACAGGTCTACCTGCATCAGTTTGAATACTCTTAGCTTTCCTATTATACCAATAAGCACGCTCAATTTCACGATACCACTGTTTCCAATACTCAACTTCAGCATAGTTAATCCAGAAGTCAGCAAGTTTACCTGTTTGAGTAGGTAGCTTTACAGCAAGAACTTGCTCAAGAGCATAGTCAGTTACATGATATTCTTTACGCAATTTACCTAAAGAGTTCTTTAGAGTAATAGGAGCAGAGAATTGAGTAGAACCACCTTTGATATCAGCTTCACCAGCAGTTGAATAAAGCTTAGCCCATTTAGTACCTGCTTTTAAGAACATCTTAGGTAAGAATGTACTAAAGTCATCAGATACAATACGTACAGTATATACCCAACCATTAGTACCATGTCTCTGAGGTTCTTCCATAATTCTACATTGATACTTTTGGTCAGCAGTACCTGGTGTAATAACATCAGTAGATTTGAACCAATTATCACGTAGTTTAATTTTGAAAGTAGTTCTTCCAAGACCTGGTTTATCATTAGTTTTCTCCAAGTCTTCTACTACAGTAGTAGGTGCAGTATTAGAAGTAGAAAGTTTCCATTCCCACTCATTAGAAGTGACAACCTTTTTAGCACCATTTTTCAAAGCAATACTTGAAATTGGGTTATCAGCATAATAGTTTTGAGAAGAGAAAAGCTGAGACATTTTATCTCCAAATTTCTCAGGTTGAATCATCAAGGCTTTACCTAAGTTATTCAACTCAACCATAGTACCACCATCCCAAGGTAGTATTGATGTAATGAATTTGTTGTTATTTATCATATTATTTCAATGTTTAATTAGAACAAATCATAGAACTGCCTTTCCTTGTAAGAACTTCCAGAAGACGAGGAAATTGTTTTACGATTCTCTAAATTAGTTTTTATTTTTTTAGTTTCTTTAGTTATAATTTGTTTCTCTATTTGAGATAAATCAAAGTCATTATGAAGTAACTTAGCAAGTACTACTAACTTATTAGTATCTTTAAAGACTTCTGCAAGTTTCTTTTGGAAACCTGTTACAACAACTTTATCATTTACTTTTTGGTCTCTACGAGTTAAGAAGTTATATATATTAGTTTTATCTTTTTCAGTAATTTTAAAACCTCCAACTTCTTTTTGGTTTTCTAAAACACCTTTTATATTATCATTAAATTGTTGTAATTCTTCAGCTTGCCTTTGTTTAGCTCTCTCTTGTTCTATTAAGAGTTGTTTCTTTCTGTTCTCAACAGTTTCTTGAATATTTTCCTTATAAAGTGTAGCCTCTTTTCTTTTGACTGACTTAGGTAAGTTAGAAAGATATTCTTCTGTTTCATCTCTTGAGAAACCTTCTGAGAGTTTCTTTTCTCTAATAAGGTCATCTTGATATTCTTCATCATTAATATCACCATCTAAGGGTTCTTCTGTATTTACAAATACTTCTAAGAAGTCTTTTGTTTTACCACCATCAGAAAGGAATTTAAGGTATTTCCTACCATCTTCATCAATATTTTTAGCCCAATTATCAATCCTTTCTTTTACTTCAGCTTCATATTCTTCTTCTTGTAGCTCAAAAAATCTTTCTGCTGTAAGTTCTTCTCCTTCTTCTAACTCTACATGGTTAAAGATATTATTTTGTTTTAAGTCTTTAAACAAATCATTGTAGATACTATCTACAGGTTCATCATTTTTCTTTTCAACAATTTCTTCACCATTTTCTGTTTTAGGAGTTTCAAAAGTAAACTCTGGTTCAGGCTCAACCTTTTTTTCTTCCTCTTTAGGCTCTTCCTTTGGTTCTTCAACAGTAGGTTCTTCTTCTACTGTATCCCACTTAAAGCTTAAAAGCTCATTGTCTTGTTCTAAAACTTGTTCCATATTTTCTGCAAAATTAATAATTAATTTATATATTACATTTTGAAAATTTAATTTTCAGGGTGTTAAAGCTAATAGCTTAATCAGCACTAACTTTAGCTTTTAGTACTTGAGATTGTGCTTTTTTATCTTCAATATCAAGTTTTCTTTCCATTAGTTTTTCTTGTTTCCTATCTTTTTCTTTTTGATAATCTAATTTTTCTCTCTGTAGTTTTATGTTCTCAGCTTTTACATTAGCATCTACACCAAATTTAGCAACTTCAAGAACATCTGGTATACCATCTTCATCAAGGTCTTTATCTTCATTAAACCCAATAGAAAGAATAGTTTGCTTCTGAATTTCAAGCTCACCTTTCTTCTGAATCTCTTCCATCTTGAATTGATGGTCCATATATTTAAGGTCTTTCTCAAATTGTTGTTGAGCTTGCTGTAATTCTTGTTGAGCTTGTTGTTCTTGTTGTTGCTGCTGTTGCATAAACTCTCTTCTTTCTTTCTCAGCTCTTTTAAGAAGTTCTTCAGCTTCAGGTATAGACTGACTTCTCATTACTTTAATTAAATCAGACATTTCAATAGTTTGATTTTGCATAGCTGCATGAGAGAGTTGTTGTACCATTTGAAGAGCTTCATCAGCCTTAGTACTATTATTTACAAACACACCATAAGTACTATTCTCTAAAAGGTCATAATCCATAGTAACCATTTTTCTTGACATGTCATCAAGAACATAGTTTAAATGTGATGGTTGGTAAGTTAAATAAGCCACTTTAGCTACCTCAATTAATGATTGTAATACATTTTTCTTAACTATACTGTGAACTTCAAAATAAGGTTCTAATATATTAGCTGATTGTATAATTGCTTGTTGAGTATTTCTTACAGCTTCATTACCTCCAATTTGTCCCTCTATCTGTTTTGTAATACCTACAGATTCTCCACATCTCCTTTCTACATATTCTGCAAGTTCTATGTACTTTTGTATATCAGACATTAGAGATAAGTCAATCTCTTTTACAGATTGAGTAATATCATTATATCTACTACCTTCTTCATTGGAATTTACTATACCTAATTTATTTACCTTAAAGTCATAAATCCATTCCTCTGTTTTAATACCAGCTGATTTAGGTATAATACTACCATCCAATAAAAGGGTTTTTCCTTCATCAGAAGAAATCAAAAGCTCTATCTTATACATTAATATATTATACATGTATTGATAGTATTTCATTCTATCTACTAAAGAAGTACTCTCAGAGTTCATGTTATCATAGCAAGCACCTATATAAGAAAGCCTACAATTGTAGAGGTTATCCAAATCTTTGTTTTGACCTGGTACTTCTCTCATACCTACATAAATATCTCTACCTATTTTATAGCCTTCAAATTTAGATGGTATCCACTTCTTTATGACCTCTAAATCACCTGCTTCTCTATTTATTTGATAGGTCTCATCAACTAAGAACTCATAAGGTTCTCCTGTCTCTAAATCTACTCCTGATACAAATTTTACAGCCTTTGGGGCTTTCCACTCACAATGTATTACCCTTACTCCAGATACATCAAAATAGTCATCTCTAAAGGTAAATTCAGAATTAACTACAGCTCCTTCTTGAAAGTTACTATATACATCATCAATTTGTTTTTCAGTAAGCTCATCTCCAAAATGACTTATAATTTGTGAAGGAGTTAAATACATCTCATAACAAGCCCATTCACCTTCTTCTATATAATGGTTATCTTGATTTCTGTCATAGTCAAACCTTAAAGGGTTTATTACCCTTACCATAGGTTTACCATTAACTTCTCCAACCCAGAATATTTCTTTACCACTTATAAGACCATGTTTCCAGGCTCTATTGAATTTCTCTCTGATATTTTGTTCTTCCATCAAATATTCTAATATCTGATGAGATAATATCTCTGCTGGGTCTTGATGCTCTCTTTCCATGTACAACCCAACTTCAGGAGGAGTCCTTGTTTTCATCTCCTGTTCTATTTGTTGCTGCATTTGTTGTTTCTCCTCTTCAGTGAGTTCTCTACCTTGAGCTTGTTGCATCTGTTCAAGCTCAATTTGTTGCCTTATAGGAGCTGTAATACTATTTATTACAAACTGTTTAATCTGCTCAAATTCCTCTTGTTCCCTTCTTGTAGTAGCTTCTTCATTAACAGCAACTACCTTCCAAGAAAAAGGTCTTCTCATCTCCATACCTAACATAGCTTTTATCTTTCCAGATAAAATATCTTTGTTAGTAAAGTCTAATGGCAGTTTTCCTACCTCAGCTCCATAAGGTTGGCATACATACTCAAAGTCTTTTGCATTAATTCTATTATTAAATAAATCATAGTTAATCTTCATTTTTCTCCACTCAGATATAATGCCATCTTGACCATCAAATCTTGAAGAAGAAAAAGAAGACCTGTCATATAAATCTATTTGTTCTTTGAACCATGCAAAATCATTAGCCTCTTTTTGAGACCTTGATAATCTCTTTTTGTCCATAGTTATCTTTTTCTATAAAAACCTTTTAATACTTCAAAAACTTCTGCTATTCTATCTTTTCTATCCTCATCATAAACCTTGTCAAGTTGTTCTTCCTGTCTTTGAAACATTACTTGCATAATTGCCATGACTCTGTCAGTATTTACCTTTCTATTATAAGCTATTAATTCTTCTAATAATCCTATGTCATATATTGAATCTATTGTAGTTATTGGACTACCATTTTCATCATATTCTTGTACTTCAAGTAACCAATCCTTTATATATTTCTCCCCAGCATCTTTCATCTTTTCATTCATGTGACAACCATATACACGAGCTACCTTTGAGTTTTTTATATTATTAGAAATTACCCTATCAGGTTGTAAGGCTAATAAATCAAGCCTATTCATTCTCCTAAAGTAGTTCTTTACGTGAGTTACCTCATTCTCAAACATAACCTCTGTATTATATAAAATAGCAAACATCATAGCTATCCTTGATACATCATCACTCTCTTGAGGTCTTCCTACATATTGAGCTACTATACAATTTTTAGTTAAGCTACCTTTATGTACCCCTTTAAAAACATAAATAGCCCCTAAAGAAACTCCATTAGACATATCTTGCCTATAAGGGTCAAACCCTATTTTATAGAGACCCTTTGGTGCTGATTTTATAGGATACTCATATATTATAGGACACCCTTCTAAGTTATTATCTTTAGGTCTATAGTTCCATATAGGTTGTAATTTATTCTTTAAATCGGGTTTGGCTACTACTTTACCATCTTCAAAAAATAGTTCTACAGGAGTTCCCATCTTTAAATGTAGGTTTCCTGACATAACTTTATTGAGCCTATTTCTAAGTTCTATAGTAGGGAAAACATTAATATTTGCTACACTAAAAGCATCAGCAGGACATAAAGGAAACTCTTGAATATGCTTCTGCAAAATTAAGCTATTTGTAGAATTATCCAAAAGTTTTTTTCTTCTTTGGTTTTCCCAAGCTGTAGCAGCTTCTACATCAGAGTTACCTTGTTCATCATAAAAGCCCTCAAGATTCCAACTAATAGGGTGAAAAAATCCACAAGTAGTATCCTCAGCATCTTTATCCCAGATATTTACAAAAGGCATAAATCCATAAGGTATAGGATTAAAGAACATATCAGCATAATCCTTAGTACCCCCTAAAAGGTCCCCTGAAGTACCAATCAAACATATTTGCCCTGTAATTTTACTACCTGCTGTAAGTGATGGAGCAATAGCATTAAAAGAATCTTTTAAATTATCAAAAGCACCAACCTCTTCAAGTAATATAAAGAAAGCATCCACACCACGCATAGCATCAGGATTATCCTTAAAAGTTCTTGTAGCATCAATTACAGATTTATAACCTTTCTCTACATTGACACCATTAACTTCTTCTATATAGCCTGCCTTTATAAAGTTCTTCTTATCAACTAATCTGTTCTTAGAAAATCCTGTATACTCATTAAAGAAGTTCAAATACTCCAATGTTTTATCCATTGTTTGGTCAATGAACTTCTTTTCATAAGCACCTATTAAGGAAAGCTTATTCCTTATAGTATTATATATATTTGCTATTATAAGAGATGTCTTATAAGAATAACCTCTACGACGAGCTTTACCTACAATAAAATGGTAACCTCCATTAAGATAATCTAAATGGGGCTTTACAAATAAGCCTAATCTATCAAGTATCTTTTGAGATATTTCATCTCTTTTCTTTTTTATCTTAGCATACTCTTCATTATCAGGTTCTAATTTTTTGAGTCTCTTATTTAATTCATTCCATTCTTTCTTTTCAGCAGGTTTACTTGAAACTTGAGTCATTGAAGAACATATACCATTTCTTGCAATTTCTAAGGACCAGAAGAAGTTATAGTCTCCATCCCAAAAGTCTGGAAAACTAACCTCTTTTGTAGCTAATGTTTCTTCTTCATCTTCATCATCAAACTTCATTTTTAATATTTGAGCAAAGTTTAAATAACAATAATGATGCCCTGTAATTTTATTCCCATGTACTTCATAACCTTCTATACATCTTCTGAGTTGCTCTTTCCAATATTCAAGCCACTCAGGAGTACCATAAGGAGCTTCTGTGTAATAACCTTTTTCAAGAAACCTTATAGCCTCTTGCCTAAACACAGAAGTATCTTTCCATTTACCATTATTATTTCTAATTTTACTCATCTAATTTAAAATGAATTGTTCTATTACCTACTATAGTTATAGGAAATTTTAAATCTACAACTTCTCTAATAAAGTGCAACTTGACACCTTCATTATAAAAGGACTTGAGTTTATCCTCATTGCCTTTTATTAGAAATTCACTATAATCAAAATATTCCTGTTTAAACTCTTTAAAATTATCTATTTCTTTTGCTGTCTTTTTCATATTAATTCTCTAATGGATTAATAGTTTTATTACCTCTTGTCCTTGTTTGGTCAAACAATTCTTGGTCTACCTTTTCTTTCAAATTATTTAGAGATGTCATAATTTTCTCTACTTTCTCAATAGCTGAATATACATCAGCTGGTTTATATACAGGTATACCAGATTTAGTTCTTTCATTAAGGTCAATATTCAAAAGGTATTCTCTTGTCTTTATTAATGTCTCTAAAGATTGTTTATACATAACATAGTTGAAACTACCCTCAGTTTGAAACTCTTCTATTCTATATAGAGCAAACTTAATATCATCATCAGGTTGCCAATTAGCTGGATATCTAAGCATTTCTTTTAATTTTTCAAATCTTTGCTTATCACTATATCCAGCATAAGGATTAGTCTTTCTTTTACTGCTCATAAGCTCTATAAAAGTAAAATCTCTTATAGCATCTGATTTATCTTTACTTTTATCTCTTTCCCATATAGTTTTGAAAGGTTCTATTAAAACAGTTTCTGGATGTGGTCTGGCTATGTTATTCTCTAATATAAATAAATATGCCATTACTCCTCTAAATAAAATTTAACTTTACCTGATATCTTATTCAAAAAACCATCTTTAGCCATATTATAGTCTAATTCATCACTATAATAACTCCAATAAAATTCTTTTGTCTCTATATCAATGAAATTAAATTCATAACCATTCACTGTAAGAGTTCTCTCAATAAGAACATGTTTTGTATAGTTCTTCTTTTCTTCTTTCTTATTATCAACAGATTTATTTTTATCTGAATCAAAATTAATAATACCATTTATACTTTCAGGTGAAAGTTTTATTGTACAAAGGTCTCTATTTAATTTTAAATAATCTTCCCAATCAAGCTTAATACCATTAACTACAATATGTGCCATAACTTAAAACTCTTTAATTAAACAATAACTTACTTCTTTCTGAGTACCTATAAAATCTAATACCTTGTAATAATCACTTGTATTATTAGCTACCTGACAACCTGTAGACCAACTACCAATTAACCTTGTAATAATATTACCTGGCTGATAACTTGCTGTATGAAAGTTAATACCAATAATACCTTCCATTATCTTTCCAATCTCTTCAGCTTTCTCATTCTTGTTCCAATCTCTATAGTACTTTATAGGACTGAGTTGTTTTAAAGCTTTCATCTTACCCTTATGTAAACCAGGTGTCCAAAGTTTATAATACCACTCATTTGTCTTAATTACAGCACAACCTTCTGGATTATAAGTATCATAATGCTTTAAACCTGTTAAACCTGCATTAGTAGTTCCTGATAAAACCATAACACACTTAACACCTCTGAATAGATAAAACCTATCATCAAACTCATTAAATTTATCCTCTTTACTTTGTATTCCTAATATCCAAAAGTCATCAGGAATACCTCTAAAACTAGGTAAACTCTTTACCTTATTTAGTAATTCTTCATCTGTATATTTTTTCATTACTTTAAAATTAATGCTTTAAATCTTAACTCCTCTTGTGTACCATCTTTATAATGTACATATACACTTTTATTTATATTGTACCTATCATTATCTATATGAAAAGGAAAAGTACCTGAAGAAAACTTTATACTTAAAGAACCATTCTGATACCCTAAAACCTTAGTACAACTACCACAACCTGATTCTACATAAGAAATATTATTACTAATATCCTCTATACTATAAAAGTGAAATACAATATTACTACCACTTTTTATAGTTCCTAAATCTAATTCACTTTCTTTAAATTTACTCATCTTTTCTTTTTTTAAATGTTCTAAATTTACCTTCCCTTAATTGCCAAAAAATACTTGTATCTTTGTCATATATTAATTTTGTATCACAAAACATCTTCCACTGAGACCTATTAAGCATCTTTGGATAACAAGGCTTATCACATGCTTTATCTGCAAATTGTAATTCTGTAGTCTTGCAACCACATATCTTACAACTACCTTCATTGTAACACTGCTTATCCATACTAATAACCCTAAGCTCTATTTGTTCTATTAACCAATTAGGTAGTAACCATTTCAAATTAATACCATATAATTGTTTACTGTAATATAATCTATACCTTATATTACCTTGAATGTAAGACCATATATTTCTTAAAGTTGGTCTTGCTCTTTTTTGTGGTTCTCCAAAAACTCTTTGCATTTTTCTATATGTGTTAGATATTTTTTTATCACTTCTTTTGTGAAACTATCCTTATGAGTCTCTAAATAATTTTCCATGTTTTTTGTTGCAATCTCTATTCTTCTTGCCTGTGGCTTCATGTAACAAAAACCCTGTAAATAAATCTTTTTAAAATCATAACCATCCAAACACTCTCTTACATAATCAAAAAGACTATTTACCATCATCTCAAAATGAACAAAATCCAAACCTTCATACTTATCTTTTATAACCTTAAAATAACAATCTTTTACATAATCAAAAGTCTTAGTACTATAAGACCTTTCTCTATGTACACCATTAGTTCTTACCCTGTTCTTCATAATTCTCTATCTTAAAATTATAAATCATCTTATCATTATCACACAATAAAATAGGTACAATATCATAGCTACCCTTTGTATTCTTAATGATAAAACCCTTCTTTCTTAAAGAGGATAAATAATTAGTCAAACCACTAAAGCTTAAACCTAATTTATCCATTACAGCTTTTCTACCTGCTTTATCAAACTTATCATCTACATTATTCAAAAACATAAACTCTGATAAAACATTAATCTCACCCTCTGTTAGCCTTCTTGGTAACATAGGGTTTATTAACTCTAAGTGCCTCCTATAATACAAAGAACCACTCAAAACTACACTCTTACTTATTACCTTCATCAATACTTAACTTTAATGCCGCAAAATTACAAAACTTTAGTCAATAAAAAAAATGTTTAGATATTTAATCTAAACATTTGAAAATTAACCATTTATATATATAACAAAAACAATCAGTATTCTATACAATATCTGCGAAAGTACTTTCTGCCTCTCGCGCGTAAATCAAACTTCATTTCATGAACTTTTCTTTTTACGCTCTGAAGAGCCCAAAAAAGTCCTCCCTAAGGGGCCTCTCGCGCTCCATTGACTTCTTAAAATCTCGTATTAACTCAGTGTTAATCCTCATAATAAAAAGTGGCACGAAAAATCTCTTAGTTACTTACCATTTGATTTATGGTGAAGTGTGTTTGAAGCTCTTTATCTTTTCAGGCGGTTACAATCTAATCAAACATATTATTAAATAATACTCTTAGATATTTGCCCTTAGTGTAACAATACTAATTCCTTAGCATGCAAATTCATCTCTGTACACTTAACTACTAATTTCCCTCCCCGCTTTGGCTTGCTAAACCTGTTTAGTCCTGTAGCTCTCTCCGGTGACTTCTATGAGCCATTCCTTTGCACAACTAATCCAGTGCTAATTTAACAACTATGTACCATATCCTTTCCCAAGGGATTACCTGTTCTGCGGTGGTAGTACTGAAATTTATTGAACTTATCAGTTATATATTGCTTACCCGAAGCTTATCAAATTAAGGAACTTTCCCCTAACCTATATAACCTATCAAACTTTGTGACCTATGGCTCTCGTATCCAATATTTAATACCTTATATATAGTACTCAGCTACTTTCCTATTAGTACCTATAAAATATCTTCTTTAGGATTATATACCAACTAAAATGCATCTTGAACTCTTCAGTTTACTGCTGCATCTGAACCCACTTTTAGAACAGTAGTGGTGGTCTGACAGGGGCAAAGATACAAAAAAATAATAACATGACAAAAAAAATATAAAAAAATTTTTCCAGAAATTTTTAGAATTTGAGAGTGAGAATGAAGATGTGGGAGTATTCCCAAAACACCCCCCACTAATTTTTGAATAACAAACTCCCCCTCCCATAATTGTGGGAGTACTAAATTACTTACATCATGGAAACTAAAGTTTTCACTGCTTCTGTTGAAGCTATGTATTCTGCTGAGGCAGAGTCTTTGTGTAACTCTTTCAAGAGTTTTGTACACAGTTTTAGTGTATCTGCTTCCTATGCTTTGTCACTTGGTCTTGTAAATTCTACATCCTTTGTGTTTAATGCTCTTGAATACCTAAAGAATCAAGATTATTATCTTGATGAGAGAAAAGATGTCATAAAAGCTTATGGTATTGCAGATAGTACAAAAGCTGTTCTTTACTCTATATGGGATATGGGTGTAATAAGTAAGCTAGATTTGGATGAAGAATTTGATATTGTGTTCAATGAAGCTTGCTACTTAAAGAAAGCAATTCAAGATGCTTGGCTTAATGACACTACACCTAAGAATGAAGAAGATGAGTTACCATTCTAACTAATAGAAGTAGCATGATTTTCATGCTACTTCTTCATCTTTCTTTCAGAAAGATGGGTTTATAAGAACCCACACTTATCTTTGAATATAAATACTTACATCATGACACGTTATGAACAAAAAGAAGCTATCAAGCAGAGATTTGATAGCTTTGTAACAAAGCTCTTAAAGTTCAAATCAGAGCAAAAAGATAGTGTTAAATTTACATTGGGAGAATGTAAAGATATATTCTCCAGCATCAGATTACAAATTCATGAATTACCTATATGGCAATTAAAATGGTTTGTAAGTGTATGCAATAAATTCAATGAAGAAATGCAATACTATCTAAATCCTGAACTCTATAATGAGTTCAAGCAATTAGTCAGAGATGCTGATAATCTTGATTATCAAATATATGTTGAGTATATTGCTATTGGATTATAAATAAAAGGGGATTTACTCTCCTTTTATTTTTATACCATATATATATATGGTATAAATTATACATTTTATTACTCCCTTTCAGGGAGCTTTATTTTAGGGCTTTCAGCCCACTGTTTTATTCTAAAACATCAAATTACAAGAGAACCCACACTCTTTCTTGTATTTCCTCATTCTTCGGAAATACAAGGTAAATTACAAAAGAACCCACACTTATTTCCGAGTAAGTATAAAATACATAAATACCTCTGCTCAAATTAACTCATTAACTAATCATACTAATACTTATCCTATGATTACTTTAGTACAAACTAAGAACAAACAAGGGGAAATCAACCCCCTTGTAAAAGAAGGTGTTGATAAAAATGGTAAACCCTTTGTTATGGCTGCTCTATATGAAGAAGCTCACACTAAGGTGAGAACCCAAATAGGTACCATAGCTACCCAAACTCAAAAGAGATTAGCTTGGGTTATGTCTGATACTATTCAGAATTTAGCAATTGCCTTGCTAAATACATCTGATGCATCCAGACTAAAACCTGGTGCTGAAGTAAAACAAGGTAGATTAGTTAGAATGCTCTCCTTTGAGCCTTTCTCTACTAATCAAGAACCTGTCAAAAACCCGCAAACTAATGAGTATGCTACTAAAAATGGTAGAAACTATTACTCTCAGTTTACTTGGGATTTTGACTGCTCTATGCCTGATACTTCTTGGGTTGGTGAATTGCCTCATGAACAAGCCAATGCAAATGAGCCAGAACTAATTGATGCTGAGCAATTTGCATAATGAGACTTAAAGTGTTACTTTAAGTAAAATGATGTAAGTAGTTGAGAATAACCCCATTACTCCAAATGTGGGTTATTCTCTTTTTGCTTAATTTCTTTTACTTAATAGCTTGATAACACTTTAGCTTTATTTTTCACTTGATTTCTTTTATTTTGCCAAGATAAGTATAGTATCTAAAAGGGTATAAATTATTAATGGCAAAATATCATTATTTTATAGCTAAAAAACAAATAAAACATAAATACAATGAATACAATAATATTAGCTTTAGTAAGTATTTTCAGTTTTTCTCAGCCAAAGACTGAAAAGATTTGGATAAATGGTAAAGTATATGAAATACCTTATGATGGTAAGAAACTTACTATTAATGGTAATTTTTCTATTAAGTGTAGATTAATAGAAGATGAATTTTTGAGTGATGATGGGAGTAATATTTTTAAAGATAAAAAAGGTAATTACTTTCATTTAGCCTGGACAGATTTTGGATTAGCTATAATACCTTTAGAGAAGTGTTATGTAGAATGGAAATCAGTTCATCAATAAGAACTTTATTTTTTCTTGATTACTTGCCATAATGGTTATAGTTTTGTCTGGTTCTATTCAAAAACCAGACTTAGTTATTTAATTTTAAACATAAGTACTATGAAAGGAAATAATTTAATAGAGTTAAATTTTAAACTATACAGAAAAGGTCTTTTAGACCATGCAGAAAGGTTGTATATAAGATTACAACAACTATTAAGCTACTCTAAATACAAAGGAGAAAATGGCTATTTCAACATTTTGTTGAATTACTTAAAAAAGCATAGAAGTAATAAATATTCTTTTTTAAGTGATTTACATGAGGTTATTTATATTGACAGTATAAATAATCCAATGACATTGGATACAGATGAATACCTAAAAAATGAAGATGTAATACTTCTTTTAGAGGATATAAAAGAGGATTTCATAAATACATTAAAAAGGTTCAAGGAATATTGGTAGTTTATAGTATTTATGTTTATAGTTTCGGGAAAAGGCTTCTATATCTGAATCTGAGTACCTGAAACTTTTTTATTACAAGACTACTGAAAGGATAAGGCTTTTAGTCAATAATTTGTACTAGTAAGTTAAGGGAAGACAATATAAAATAAAATAGTTTAATATTATAAAACAACTTCATTTTTAACAATAACATGTTATAAAATCCACAGGATGGTTACATTGAGTTTCTAATAAAGATAATACTTATTATATACTATCGTGGAACAAACACTGCAACAGGAAAATATCAGTACTAAAAGCCTTTTATTTTTAATAACATTTTAATACTAAATACCATGAAAGAAGAAACAAAATACTACATGTATTTAAATAATGCAGTAGTAATGGGAAAGTTAGGTAATAAAGAGAGAAGTGAGTATTACACTAACAAAGCAAAAAAACAGAGAAAAAATATCTCTGAAGAGTCCTTTATTTCTATTAATAGAAAGATAGAAGAGCAAACTGGTTCAATAATTTTATTTAAGTGGTTTTAATATGAGTAATAGTGATAAAAACTTAGAACTGATATTATTCATCATTTGGATAATAATGTTTTGGACTGCTATAGAATTATTTTCTGATGAAACAGCCTATGGCATAGGAGCAATACTTTTTGTATTATTTGCTTGTATATCATTTTCATTAAATTCAAAATAGAATATTATGAAGACAATTTTAGAGATTAAACAAGGCTTAGAATTTAAGGGATTACCCACGAGAGATGCAATATTAGAGTTCATCAAAAGGAAGGGTAAGGATTCACTTGATTACCATAAGTTATATGTCATTTATGATTTAGGAGAAAATAATATATTACTTTCTGAAAGTTACTTTATTTGTAATAGTTCAGAAAAGGATTTCAGAATTATCTCTTTAGTCAATAACTTGACACTTAATGATGAGCAAGAGTAAGATTCCACTGTGTTATGACTTAAAGAAACTGATATGTGTGAATGTATCTTGGAGTAGAGTTTCTAAGTTGCCATAACATTGGTATATTAAAGGGTAGTTAATTCTACCCTTTAATTACCTCACTTTCATTTTTATTTTTTGAAAGATTTTAAAAACAGTAAAGTTCTTTTTTCATTTGCATCATATATGCAACTTAACCTTATCATTTTTACAATTAGGCAAGTAGTTTTGACTGTTTCTATTTGCTTTTTTTTATTTATAAGAAAGATAATAAAAGAGGGAGACTACACCTTTACCTTCCTTATAACCAAATGATATACAGGCTTTTGTATTCCATTTGAGGCTAAGTCTAACTTATGGTAATGATAAGTGCAACTTATGGTTATCATAAGTCTAACTTATGGCTACCATAAGCTTGAAGAGATTTGTTAAACTGTACTAAAGAAATTTCATAAGTGGAAAATATTACTTACCTTTGCAAAGAATTTAAAAAACACCTTAAAATGGAGAGAAAAAAAGTAAAAAGGTTAAATATACCTAAACAAGAGAAAAGTAAAAAAGTAACCTATGAAGAAGAAACTATTTCAATAGACAATGAAACAGGTGAAGTATTAAAAGTTAAAAATACTAAAGTAGCAATAGTATCTACAGAACCAGATTTTCTAAAACTATATCTTAGTGATATTAAAAGAATATTTTCTTTAGAAAAAAATGTTTCTTTAGTATTATATTCAATAATTCTTAGAATGGGATATGATAATAAGTTTGTATCTGTAAAAGACACTAAAGAACTAATGGCTAAAGACACAGGGTTAAAAGTAGAAACAATTGATGTAGCTATTTCTAAGCTAAAAAAAGAAAGTATATTAATACCCATATCAAAATCTGTTTATTTAGTAGACCCTAATTTATTTGCAAGAGGTAAATGGAATAAACTAAAAGATTTGAGATTATGTATTAATTATAACCCTGATGGTACAAGAACTATTAACTCAAATATGATGCAAAATATTATTGAACAAGGATTAAGAGATTAAAACTATGACATATACAATATTTGATTTAGAGTGTGATGGCTTATTAGATGAGGTAACAAAACTACATTGTTTTTGTTATCAGATTTATGAAAAAGGTGTTTTATTAGAGAAAGGAGCTTTAGTGAATCCTAATGATATTATTACCTTTTTAGATAAACAAGAAACTTTAATTGGGCATAATGTCATAAGATTTGACATACCTGTATTAAAGAAGCTTTTAGGTTGGAAAAAGCCAAAAGGGATTAAAATTATAGATACTATGGGATTATCATGGTATTTATATATAGGGAGAAAATCTCATGGATTAGAATCCTTTGGAGAAGAATTTGGAGTACCTAAACCTAAAATAGAGGATTGGAGTAATCTCACTATTGAGGAATATATACACAGATGTAATGAAGATGTTGAGATTAATCAAATATTATTTCATAATCAAATACATTTTCTTCACAAATTATATTCTAAACAAGAGGATAAAGAAAGAATCATCAATTACCTAAACTTCAAATTAGATTGCCTAAGAGAGCAAGAGGAAGTAAAAATAAAAATAGATGTAGAATTACTTAATAAATCACTTGAAGAACTTACCTCTATATACACAGAAAAAGCTGAAATTTTAAAGAAAGTAATGCCAAAGGTATATAAGTACAAAGAAGTAAAGAAACCTGAAAAAATGACTAAAAAAGATGGTTCTTTAAGTGAAGCTGGCAAGAAATGGTACTCTCTTTTACAAGAACAAGAATTACCTGAAGACTATAATGGTGTAGTGACTGTAATTCACAAAGAGGAAGAACCTAATCCAGGAAGTGTGGACCAAGTAAAAAACTTTCTTTATTCTTTAGGTTGGAAACCTAATATATTTGATAAAAAAACAAAAGTAGCTCAAATATATGATGATAATAAGAAAGTAAGTATTTCTGTGAAAGAATTATATCCACTATGTCCAGAGTTAGAAAACTTAGATATGATGAGTATGATTAGAAATAGAATTAATACTCTAAAAGGATTTCAAGAAAATTTAGATAATAATAATTTCTCTATTGCTACAGCCCAAGGACTCACCAACACTCTAAGATTCACTCATAAAAAACCTGTTGCAAATCTTGTGAAAGTGGGTAAATTTTATGGAGAACAGATTAGAGGTTTAATTACAGTACCTAATGATAATTACCTTTTTTGTGGAAGTGATTGTTCAGCATTAGAGGATACAACAAAGCAGAACTATATGATGAAATATGATGCAGAGTATGTAAAAGAAATGAGAACTCCTGGATTTGACCCTCATATAGATATTGCTTTATTATCTGGTTTATTATCTCAAGAAGAAGTTTTAAGGTATAAAGAATTAGATAAAAAGAAAGAACAAACTCCAGAGGAACATAAAGAATTTGTAATACTAAAAAATAAAAGAGGTATTGCTAAGATAGGTAATTTTAGTATGACTTATGGAGCTCAACCTCCAACAGTAGCAGAATCTATAAATAAACCTTTAGAAGATGCCCAAAAACTCTTTAATATTTATTGGGAAAGAAATTGGTCTGTAAAAAAAATAGCAGAAGATTTTAAAGTTAGAATTATCTTTAAAGATGGCTCAGTAAAAGATTATATTAATAAGTCCTTAATAGATTTTAGTACTGATAAAGATAAAAAAAGACAATGGTATAATTTTATGGAATCAATAGATTCTATGTGGCTTTTAAATCCATATAGTAATTTCTATTATTCTTTAAGAAAGCCTAAAGATGCTTTTTCAACAGGTAATCAAGGATTAGGAGTTTGGTGTTTTGATAACTTTGTAAAAGAAGTTAGACAAAAAGGAATTAGAATAAGTCTTCAATATCACGATAGACAAAATTGTTGTGAATAAACCCTGTTAATTGCTGGAAACTCTTAACTCATAGAGAAAGACAATCAGCAGCCAAGACTTAAATTTTAAGTAAGGTTCAGAGACTATCCATTTTGGAGTACACTATAAGCATAGTGGAAAAGCAGGGCAAGATTTAATCTTGAAGATATAGTCCCATCTCGTAAGAAATTACGAGAAGTTCATAAGAGAACTGCTTTGTAGTAGCGATACAAAGTGAAGAGATTGGAAATTGGTTTCATATTTAATAAAAAAATACCAAAAGAAGAAATATTAAAAAAATTAAAAGAGTGTATATCCAAAGTAAATGAAAGATTACAATTATCTATTCCAATAGATATAAGTGCAGACTTTGGGGTTAATTATGCACAATGTCATTAATTATGGATAAGAATTTTAAAATAAAAGAGTTTTCATTAGAGTTTAAAAGAGGTTACTCTTTTGAAAAAGAAGAAGAAAAACAAAAAGATAGATATGAAGGTAAAGTATATTTCTTTAATGAGATAGGAGAATCTTTTACCTTATGTGTAGATGAAAATTTATCATTAGATATACTAAAGATAATATCTAAGAAACTCTCAGAAAACACAGATAAATTAGTAAAAAATATAATAGAAAGTGTATGAAAGAAGAAATAATAAAGAATTTAGAAAATTTAAAAACATCTTCTATAAAAGTAAAAGAAGCTTTACAAGAGTTTAAAACTCTTAATGACAAAGGTAAGGAGTACTTTAAAAGAAAAGATTTTAAAGAATTAGCATCAGATGAATCAACAATAGCATTGATGTATGATATATCTGAAATATGCGAAGATATAAACAAGATTTATGAAAGTTTAAAAGTAATGTGATGAAAACAAAATTTAAAGTAGGAATGAAAGTTTATGACAGCTTTAATTTTCCTGGAGAAGAAGGTGTAATTAAAAGTATTGAAGAAAGTGAATATAGAGGTAATTATCCTATAATTGTTACATTTAAAAGAAATAATGGAAATAGTGATATAGAGAGTTATACTCTTGAAGGTTCTTATAGAAATGGTAATATACCTACACTTTCAACAAAACAATATGAAGTAAAATTACAAGGTTTTGAACAAAAAGCACCTATACCAATTTATGAGGAAATATTATTGAAAAATAGTTATATATCTATGACTAAACTTTTAATTCTTCCAAATGAAAAATTGGTTAATGCTTTTGAAGCCCTTGCTAAACTTATTTGGATAAGAGATTATTACAATGATGGTTGGCAGCCTGAATTTAATGATAATGATTGGAAATATGCTATAGAAAAATATAAAGATACAATAGAAACTGGAAGAGTGTGTTTTAGTAATAGAATATTAGTATTTAAAACAGAAGAAATAAGAGATAAGTTCCTTGAAGAACAAAGAGAGTTACTGAAAATTGCAAAACCTTTATTATAATGAAAGAGCTTGATTTTTTAGAAGACTACATTGAATCTATTGTAGGAAACAAAATAACAATAATAAGTGGTATAGAAGAAAGTGAAGAATATTACACTTTTAGATACTGTTTATTTAGTGATTTTACAGAAACTGTAAAAGCTGAGATAAACAAAAAGAATTTCCTAAATTGGGTCAAAGAGAGGAAATTAAGTAAAGAACTATTAAAATACAATAGATAGATTATGGACTTAAAAGACATACAAAAAAGAGAAATATGGAATAAAGCTTATAACAAAGCTATAGAATACTCTAACAAACAACAAAGTAAAGGAGGTTATATCTGTAAAGAACAAAAAATTAACTGTACTAATTATGCAGATGGAAAAATAACTTGGAAAGAATTTAAAGAACTTTATAAAATAGTATAAGTATGAGTAAAGGAAATAAATTTGTAGATAACTTTATGATGTTTCTATTTGTGTTGTACTGTATAGCAGCATGCGTTATTATCATTTATGTAAGTCTTGATTTAGACAAGTCAAGATATAATAATACACACTCTACTTTATACATGACTTTAGAGTATTTAGTTATGCCTATTCTTATATTAGGTGCTTTTGGATTCTTAGTTCTTATACAGAAAATATCAGATATGTTTAAATAATTAAAATATGATGACAATTGAATTTAAACCAGTAAAAAGAAAAACTCAGTTCTCATTTGTAACACCTGTTACTGAAGAAGATATTAAAGAGTTTAAAGAAACAGGTATTATCAAGGCAAAGGGATATGATAATTACAAAGTATGGATTACTCATTCAGACATAGCAAGTAAACTATCTCCTAAAATAGGAGATGTGATTGGTATCAACCCTGAAAATCCTACTGACCAATGGTTAATTGAAAAGAAATACTTTGAAGACCATCATGTTACTGATATAGAACAATTTGGTATTCAACCTATAATAATTGATTTAAAATGAAAGAAAGAGAACAAATAAAAAACAAAATAGTAGAAAAAATAAAATACTATAAAGAAGAAATTGAAGAGTATGAAGATTTCTTAGAAAATTCTATGGAAGATGGTGAAGCTAACACCTCAGCTGAAACTTCTATAGATAGGATTGAAGAATTTATATACTTTTTGGAAGAACTGGAAAGATTATTGTAATTAAAATGAAACAGTTTATATTTTTATTACTAATTGCTGTAATAGTAATTACAGCAGTTATATTTGACATTTATTTAATTATAGATGTTGTAAAGTCTATAATTAACGATACTAAAACAATTTGGCAATTAACTTTGGAAATATTTACAATATTAATTGTTGTGCCACTATGTTCAAAAGTGTTAATTCTATTTGTTTTTTGGATTGTAAACCTATTTAAATAAATAAATTATGGCAAAAGTAGATAAGATAATAGAGCTTATAGAAAGATATAAGCAAGAACTTAAAGAGCATTACAGAGAAGCTGGAAGGCTTGAAGCTGGAAGAGGTAATTTGAATGGAAGTTTAAGTTACAGTGAAGGTAATAATGATGCTTATATAAATGCTAAGGAAGATTTCCTTGAAGTGTTAGAAGAACTTAAAGAATATTATAGTTATGAATAAAATAATAGATATGATATTTGAATCTATAATAAGCTTATTTCTTATATTTACTTTTAGTAGTGGAACTGTTTCCTTTATAAAGAATGTAAAAGAAGGTGATAGTTTGTATTTAAGTATTATGCTAACATTATTAATAATAAATTTATCCTTTATTATAGAGCAAAACAACTCTTTTAAAAAACTTTATACAGATGAAAAATAACATCAAAGCAGAAATTGTAGCTCATAGTAAAAGAGCTGGAACAGGTGAGGAGATTGATATTTTTAGTAACAAGCCCCCTGATAAAAATTATTATATTTACAAAACTACTAATCTCATAAATGGTAAGTTTTATGTAGGTAAAAGTAGTATGAAAAATAATAGTATTGATTATTGGTATTTAGGGTCAGGAGTTCTCTTAAAGAAAGCAATTGAGAAGTATGGTAGAGATAGTTTTAAAAAGGAGATAATAGAATGGTGTTCTTCTTTTGAAGAATCTAATGAAAGAGAAAAATATTGGATTAGTACTTTAAATGCATTAAATCTTGATATTGCTTATAATATAGCTACAGGAGGTGATGGAGGTTACTTAGGAGAAGAAGTTAATAGAAGAATTTCAGAAGCTTTAAAAGGTAGAAAGCATACAGAGGAATTTAAACAACATATTTCTAAACTGAATAAAGGTAAAAAATTATCAAAAGAACATATAGAAGCTCTAAGAAAAGCAAATTTAGGAATAAAGAGAAGTGATGAATATAAACAAAAATCAAGAGAAAGAATGTTGAAAAAATATGAAGATGGATTTCAGAATCCACATAAAGTAGAAATTTATAAATATGATAAACAAACAGGTGAATATATAGGTTCTTATTTATCTTGTACAGAGGCATCTATAGATACAGGTATAAGTAGAAAAGCCATTCAAAACGCTTGTTTTGGAAGAAATAAAAACGATGGTTTTATTTGGTCAAGAGCAAAATTCAAAAATTACTATAATAGATTTTCTGTTATTAAAGCTGAAATAATATGTCATTCTAAAAGAGCAAGTACAGGAGAAGAAATTATAACATATAAATTAACTTATCCAAGATGCATTCACTCTGAACTTATGACTTATCACATGATGTCAGTAAATTCGGCAAGTAGTAGAGCAATACCTGTTGATAAACTTATAAGTGTTATTGAGGAAACACCTTTTTACCCTTGTTACTTTCAATTACAACATAAAGGAATGCAAGGTAATTCTTATGCTGATTATAGTATAGAACAAAAAGCATTTAAAATATGGAATGAATCATTATATAATCAAGTTAAAATTGCAAAAGAATTATCTAAAGATGTAACTAAACAATTGGTAAACAGGTTGTTAGAGCCTTACCAATATCACTGTTGCTTGATGACTGGTACAAGAGAATCCTTTGAACATTTGTTTAAACAAAGATGTCCTATTTACAACGTAGAAGGCTTAAAATTTGCTTCAAAAAAAGAAGCAATAGAATTATACCCCCATTTGAAAAATATGACAGATTTAGAATGGTTACAGTGTAATTCAGGACAAGCAGAAATCCATTTCATGGACTTAGCTGAGAAAATGTATGATGCTCTGAATGAATCTACACCAGACATTTTAAAAGAAGATGAGTGGCATATACCTTTCAAAAAAGATATATTATCAAAAAATGATATGATTTCTTTAGAAAATATTATAAAGATGTCTGTTTGCCTTACTGCAAAAGTTTCTTACACAAAGATTGGAGATGAGAATACAATTACCATAGAAAAAGCAAGAGAGATGTATGATAGACTTAAAGATTCAGGACATTGGAGTTGCTTTGGTCATATAGCTAAGTGTATGACTAATGAAGATTACAGAAGCTGGTATAAAGGTTTTATAAGTACTGTAGAGTATATCAATAAAGACAATGAATTATCAACAGCTCTGAATACTCATGAACTTAGTAAAGCTCAAGGCTACAATAAGAATTTAAAGGGATTTGTATCTCTTCGTCAATATGTAGAAGATGGTGTTGAATTAAAAGAAATTTGATATGAAAAAATTAGATTTACAGGAACTATGGAAATTTATAATGCAACACACAGGAAAGGTTTCTGATGGTTATCATACTTTTGATGAACTTTATGAGTTTCGTAAAATGTATAATGCATTGTTATTTAATGAATGGTACAAGCAAGGAAAATACCAAGTTCATAAATCATGGAAACATTATGATGGTAAAAAATGTTTTGATAATGATAATTGGTTTATTGTTTCAGCTATGTTACCAACAGGACAAATCTCTAATCATTATAAAAAAGAAGATTGGGATTTGTTTCAAGTGGAAGAAACACCTAAAGCACTATTTGAATTTGATGGTCATACTTCAAAAAATGTATTAGAAAGAATGATTAAACTAATATCTTATGAAAAGAATAAAAATAAGAGCTAAAGGAACTGTAATAGTTGAGAGAGAGTTTACTATTGAAATACCTGATAATGAAGAAATTTATGATTATACTACAGAATTAGAAGATGAATTTGATAATCTTGAAAATGGTGAAATTTTAGATTTTTGTGTTACAGAAACACCATTTTTTGTAATTCTTGAAGAAACTAAAAACATTAAATGAAAAATAAATAAAAATGAAAAAAAGAAGAAAAAATCAAAATTTTAAACAGCTCAGTTTCACTGTTAAAAGAATCAGCAGAAATGCTTGCAAAAGCTATTCATACTGATTATGAAGATTTCACAGAAAAAGATTTTTTAGAAAATATTTCAATGTCACTAAATGCTCATTTTTCAACCACACAAACTTTGTTGTTCAATATGATGAGACTTTTAGCTGAAGATAAAGAAGATGATAAATAATCTTGAAAAGTTAAAATACAGATTATTAGAAGTTTTTAGTATTAATAACCCTGATTTATTCTTTCATGTAGAAATTATACAAAGAAAGAAAGAGGTTAGTAATATCAATAAAAACTCTAATGTTGTGAAATCTTATGTAGTAAAGAGTTTAGATTACTTAGAATATAAGTTAGAAAATGAAATTATACCTATATGTAATACTCTAAATGCAAGAGCTATGATTAACTTAAACCCTAAAAGTTTAAAGAGAGTTACTCATGCAATGCTTAGAAAATTATCAGGGTATATAGAAGATAACTTTTATGAGGGAGTAATATCTAAACTCTTTACAAGCTGTACTGATGCTACATCAATAGATAAATCAATAGGTATTGAAAAATATTGGATTTTAGATATTGATACAAAAGACCCTGAAGTTTTAAGTAGAGTACAATCTACTATAAACCTTTGTGAACCTATTGAAGAGGGTAAAAATAAAGTAAAATGTCTTTTGGAAAGTAAGAATGGTTTTCATATATTTGCAACCCCTTTTAATGTACAAACTTATGAAAAGCTAAAAGCAAATAATTCTAAGTATTTCAAAGATGTTGAAGTTAAAAAGGATTGTTTAACTAATTTATATATACCATGAAATATATAATAATAAAAGCTTTTACAGATAGTGATTGGGATTTTTGTGATTATGCTTTGATTAAATTAGATGGAAGTAATGTAATAGGAGAAATACAAGAACAACAAAAGTTTCTTAGGAATCTAAGAGAAAATTCAAGAAAATTATTGAATAACTTTTGTAAAATGTGTTTCTATACTCATATTGTAGACTTTTATTGTTTTGATGATGAAATAATTACAGAAGAAGAAACAAATCTTGAAAAACCTTATATCATAGATTTATCTGAAGAACAATTACAAAAACTGTCAATTCCAGAAGCAAGATTAGAATTATATAGGTATGAACTTTATAGTTATAATTCTTTAAGATTTACTGCCTATGGTAAATATTCTAGTGATGAATTTTATACAGATAGCTTTGATATTGTATCTTTAATTAAAGAAGAAGCTAAAAAACCTTTAGATGATTATTACGAATGGACAGAGACCCAAGACAATTAATATTAGAAGAAGCCCTAAATAAATTTGAAATTGGAAAAAATCAACTCATTCTTGTTGGTATGAGGGTAGGTAAAACTAAACTTGCCATAGAGATAATGAAAAAACACAATTTCAAGTCTATTTTATGGGTTACTCCTAATAAAGAGCTTAGAGATAAAGGAACGCCCGAAGAGTTTAAAAAATGGGGTGCAGAAGAGCTTTTAAAGGTAACTAAATTTATTTGTTACAATTCATTACACAAAGAAAAAGGTTCTTATAACTTTATGGTTTTAGATGAGATACAATCATTCTCACCTAATAATTCTGTAGGTTTATTCACAGGGGATTTAAAAGTAGAAACAATATTAGGACTTACAGGAACCCCAAGCAAACATAAAGATAAAAGAGAGCTTTTAGAGAAACTCAATTTCTCTACTTTAGTGGAGATGTCTATAAATGATGCTATCAATACAGACATTATTAGTGATTATCAGATAAAATTAATTCCTTTAGAACTTAACAGTAAAGATAAACTCATTGAATCGGGCTTAAAAGGTAAGAAATTTTTACAATCAGAGTATGAAAAGTATAATTACCTTACCAATACAATTGAGTACAAAAAAAGGAACTTTCTGCCTGTAAATAAGTTCTTATACACCTCAAGAATGCACTTGATTTACAATGCTCCTACTAAGCTTTTTGCTGCTTTGTCTTTACTACAATCTCTAAAAAAGGAAGAAAGAACTTTAATATTTTGTTCCAATACAGAACAAGCTAAATTATTAGGTTATCCTTCTTATAATAGTAAGACTTCTGACAAAGATTTAAAAGCTTTTCAAGAAGGTAAAATAAACCAACTTTCTTTGGTTAAGACAGGTACTGTTGGTGTTACTTATAAAAATATTGATAATGTAGTTATTATCCAATGTGATAGTAATAATCAAGGATACTCTTATCAAAAGCTTAGTAGAGGATTACTTAAAAGAGAAGGTAAGAAACTTAATGTTTATATCCTTTATCTCAAAGATACTGTAGATGAGTTATGGACAAGAAAGTTCTTAGAAGATGTAGATACAACTAAAATTATAGAGTAATGAATTTTGAAACAGTATTAGAGAAGATAAAAACTAATAAACTAAATCATGATAAAGGTAATTACAACTGTATACCTTTTACAGGTTTTGAAAGATTAGAAAATTATCTTCCAGGTGTTGAAAAAGCTTCTTATTATTTAATAGGTGCAGGAACTTCTATAGGTAAGTCTAAGTTTGCAAGATATTTCTTTATTCATAATGTACTATCTTACTTAGAGAATACAAAAGAAGACATAAAAGTAGATATACTTGATTTTTCTTTAGAAGAAAGTGAAGAAAAGGTAATAATGAGTGAGATTTCAAGATACATATTTCATAAATACAAGAAAATTGTAAGTGTAAAAGATTTACAATCTATTGGGAGGTTAAATACTGTATCTAATGAGATTATAAAATATGTAGAAGAAGCTAAAGAACATATAAATAAGTTCTTAGAAAGAGTACATATTATAACTCATATTACTAACCCTACAGGTATATTTAAGTATTGTAGAGATTTTGCTTTAAGTATAGGTACTTATTATGATAAAGAAGATAAACCTCTTACAAAAGAAGAAGTTGAGAATATAAGAAAAGGTGTTGGGACAGCTTTCTCTAAAGTAAAGTACTATAAAACTTATCACCCTAATCACTATGTTATAATCATTGTAGACAATTATAACCTTTTAAGTGGTGAAAAAGGGGAAAGTTTAAAAAGTGCTATTGATTTATTCTCTTCTAAGTATGCTTTAAGGCTTAGAGATAAATTTGGATTCACTGTAGTTGGAGTGCAACAGCTTGCTTTAGATGCTGAAACAGTACAATATAATGTATCTGGAAAATCTATTGAAGAAAAGCTAACTCCATCAATTTCAAGCTTTGGGGATTCTAAAGTTGTTACAAGAGATGCTTCTTATGTATTGACATTATTTGCTCCTTATAGATACAAAATAACAAATCATGGAGGGTATGACATTACAAAACTAAAGAATCACTATAGAGCTATGCAGATACTTAAATCAAGAGATGGTGAAGCTGGAGTACAAGTACCTTTATTCTTCTTAGGAGCTGTAGATTATTTCTCAGAACTTCCTAAACCTACAGAAATAGAAAAACTTACAAAAATTTATAATAGTATTAAAATTTTAAATAATGGAACAAGTTAAAATTAAACCAAGTGTTCTAAAAGAACAAATTGACAATGGTATGAAAATGAAAGAGCTTGCAGAGCATTATGGATTGCCTGTAGCTCAGATGAAAAATGTCCTAAAGACATTAGGACTTGAGATTAGGAGATTCAGGAAACCTCTTTGGGTTATTGAAGAAGAAGAACCTGAAGTTACTAATCTTGAAGAAATAGAAAACACTCCAGAACCTCAAGCTGAAGTAGAAGCTTTAGCTCAACAAGGTGTAGAAGAAGTACCTTCTAATACTTTTGTATATGGAGGTCCTAACAGATTTGCGTAATTAATTTATAAATTATTCATATATGAATTTTGGATTTCAAGAAGCCAAAGAATCAACAGGTAGCTTTGGCAAATTTGGTCTTAACCAAAATGCTACTTTTACTAAAGTAGAGGTAACACAAACAAAAAATGGTCTTGATGTACTATCTGTAAATTACAGATTAGATGGTGCAGACAGAGATGGTTTCTTTACTTTCTTTGAACCTAAAGAAAACACAAGTTTTGAGAACAGTAAAGAAATGCTTCAGAAACAAGTTGAAGTTACTCAAATGCAAATTTGTGAACTTGCAGAGTGTTTTATGGAAAGAGAAACACTAAAAGAACTTCTTAAACAACCTATTAATTCCTGGAAAAGCTATATCACTGTTATAGCTAATGCCATTAACAAGACAGGTAAAGTAGGTAATGTAAAAGTAGACCTCTTTATGCAGTATCAAAAGAAAGTACCTCAAGGGTATAAACAAGCATTCCTTGAAGTTCCTATATTTGGTACAGCTTATTGGGGTAAAACTTTTGTACCTCATGTAGAGGGTGATTTTAAAGAACATTTTGACAAAGAGAAATATGTACTTGAGTATGTCACAGAAGATGGAAAAAAACACCCTATTAGAAGGTCTGAAAGTAATGGTAAGTACTTATTTAACACTTCTGTATTTAACCAATTAGTTCTTTCTGATGATGAAGTAGAGCAAAAAGATGCTGTCCCTGAAGCAATTGAAGAAAGTACAGGAGAAAATTTAGATGGAGATTTCCCATTCTAAAATAAATAACTAACTTTGTAGCCAAAAATTAAATCTATGTATGGCTTTAAAGAAGGTTATAATACTTTAGAAAAAGAGTATATTTTTAGTTATCAGGAGGAGGTCTTTGCTGCTTTTATTAAAGATGAAATAGATGAAAAAAAGATGTATTTAGCTCCTTATAGAAAAGATAATAAACCTGGCTGCTATTTTAAATATGATGACAATGGTATATTATATTTTCATGATTGGGCTACTTTTACACATGGTGTCAATTGTATAGGTTTTGTACGAGAATGTCTTAATATGTCTTTTATGGAAGCTCTTAATTATATTGAATTTTCTATAATAAATAATAGTAAAAAAATTATTAATCCAATCGTTAAATACAAACCTGAAAGAAAATTAAATATAAAAAAAGATATTTTCATAAGCATTAGAAGCTGGAATAGTGCAGATAAGAAATTTTGGTCTTCTTATCAAATATCAAGTAAAAATCTATTTGAAGACAGAGTTTATGCTATTTGTGCTTTTTCAAGCTTTAAAAAAGATACTTTTGAACCTTTTACAATTAATACTAAACAATCATACGCATATACAGATTTTAAAGACAATAAAAAGAAAATATATTCACCTTTTGAAAAGGAATATAAATGGTTTACAAATTGTACTCAGAATGATATTGGTGGTAAATTTAAAGAGAAAGGTATATTAATAATCACCAAGTCATACAAAGATTATAGAGTCTTAAAAAATCAAGGTTTAAATGTGTGTTGGTTTCAAAATGAAGGTCAAGTACCAAATAATATGATTTTAGAAAAACTTATAAAAAACAAAGATAAAATCATTGTTTGGTTTGATAATGATAATACAGGTATTGGAGCAGGTAACTTAGTAAAAGATATTATAAATGACATAAAACCCAACATAGCTACTAATATTACTTTAGACCCAAGCTTGTTTAATAAAGGTATCAAAGACCCTTCTGATTTACTAAAAATAAAAGGTAAACAAGAATTAGAAAAATTTATTAAAAAAAACATTTCAAAATGGAACAAGTAAACAAAAAACAAGAAACTTATTTAGAGCTTATTTCTTTAGATGAAAAAGAAGCTAAAGTAGAAAACTTAAAGCTTATTGCACAGAGGGCTCATTTGAGACTGAATGAAGAGAAACTCTCTGTAAAAGGTCAAATTGCAGAAAAAGAAGCAGATATTAAATATCTGCAAAAACAAATTCCTTATGATTACTTGAAAGAACTTATAGCTGTAACAGAGCTTGAAGTTCTAAACAAGAAATTAGCTTTCATTGAAAAAGTAATCAAAGAAAGATTTTCAGATGCAACAATTTAATTATTTAGTAACATTTTTAAAAACAAGAAAACATGACAACAGTACAAACAGTAAAAGTTTTAGCAGGAAGAGGTATTAGAGGTAAATACAAAATTGAAGTAAATCCTAATGCAACATCATCAACTCGTATAGAAGGTGATGAAGTTATTTATCAATTAAAAGATAACAAGTTCTCTGAGTTATCTGGTTTAATAAGAGATGCTAATGTAGGTTCAAGCATGGAACAGGTATTTGATGAAATGCGTGTTCTTTTAGGAGAAGGTGTAGTAGTAACTTCTCCAAATGCTGAAATTCCTTCAGGAGATTTCAAGCTTTTCATTACTCAGAAAGATGGTAAGCAAGGTATTGACTTTGATGAAGAATTTGAATCTCTTCATAACAGATTTTCAGATGTAGAAGAAACTCTTAGTGTACTTAATGGTAAAATAAATACTATCATCACTCTTCTAAGAGATACTACTTCAAAAAATGCTTCATCATTATTAGAGGTAAAAGTAGCTCAACCTGTAAATACTTCTAATGGACTCTCTAAAGAAGACTTAGATGATTTAGAGCTTCTAAAGAAACTATAATCTCATAGAGTTGTTTTATATTAAACTTAGAAAGTGAGGGAAACCTCACTTTCTTTTTATTTTAAGTTATGTATAAAGAAAGAAGAATTAAAAAGGGTTTGTTTGAAAAAGTTCTTACAAATTATCTCAAACTTAAAATAGAAAATCCTTATGAATATTTAAAAGAAAAATCTAAAAAAAATAGATTGTTCTATAGTGATAGACCAGAAAGAAACATATCTATTGGTTATTTAGAGAAATTAGAACCTATAATAAAATCTTTGAATGAAATTTATGGTGATAATTGGGATTTTTTATTTTATTATGAGCTTGTAAATGGTAAAATAAAAGTGTTTTTTAGGGGATTTATTACAAGATTTCCTCAAGTAACTATAGAAAATAAAGATAATAAAAAATATGATGGTATAAAAGATTTATTTGTTTTATATGAAATGTCTGTTAATAATGGTATACCTTATTGTCTTAGTATTAAAGGTGGAAGAACTACTATGACATTTGCAGAATATTATTCTTATGGACATAGTCATTATGATAATATACCCTATACTAACTATTGTGATTTTAAAGACCTGGCTTTATCTTCTATATATTTCAGTAATTTTTGTTTAGGTACTAGTAATTTATCAACAATGATATTAGAAACAAATGAACCTGAAAATAACAATGAAGAATTTTGGACAAACTTTTTTGTTCAAATGTTTACTATTGTTTATTATGAATCTCTATCTGGTATGCCTTATCATAAATTCTCTAAAATTAGATTACCTGCTACAAGTAATAATTATAGTAGAGCAAGTTTTGATTATGCTATATCAGATGATGACTTCTTAAAGTATTTATTTAAAGATTATAAAAGCAAAAATGCTCACATAGATTTATCATTAGAAAATGATAAATTAAAAGTGGATTTAGATGAAGAATTTGAAAAATATGCAGTTGATGTTTTAGATAGAGAATTGAATAATTATAGAAAGTATTATTTATGTTACAAATTAGAAGATAATAACTATGAACTACATGTAAATAACACTTTTAATGTATCATTTAAAAATTATTTACCAGATAGCTCTGTTGATATTATACCTTTAGTATACAAACAAAAAGAGTTTCCATTAGTTATTACTGATATACCTAAAGATAATGATACTGTGACACCAAAATTGGTGCTAATGAAAGAAACAAAAGAATATATAAAAAGATGTTTAACAAGAAGATTAGAAAAAATACAAAAAAATGAAGCATTTGAATCAATCTACAAGAATAAAATTAACAGTTACAAAAGAGGTTTACAGCGAGATAACATACCTTTGTAAAAGAATAAATAGTGTAGAATGGTCAGGATTACTTTTCTATGACTTAGAAGGTTCTATAAAAGACCCAGAAAATTTAAGGATTGTTACAAGAGCTATTCTTCCTTTAGATAAGGGTAATGCTACTTATACAGAGTATGAAGTAGATGAGAGGTATGTAAATTTCATTAATAAAAATGAACAATTTGAAGACTGCTTATATGGAGCTACGCATTAAATTTGTGAGTGCGTGTAAAATTGGGTGAATTGCTGGAAACTCCTGAAGAGGACAATCAGCAGCCAAGCTAATTAGGGATAATTAGAAGGTTCAGAGACTAACAGTATACTACAAGACCTGTAATGAAACTGACACGAGTGCCCAACAATAATATTTTTATATTATTGATGATATAGTCCGAGCTGTAGATATAACAAAATGAAACTACAGAATGTAAGGATAAAGAGCCTTACAGATAACAACAAGTCACATAACAACATGGAATCATTCTTTTCTGGTACAGATTTAAGGGATTTAGAGATTAATGCTCCTAAGAATAATATCTATTTATCTCTTATTGTAAATAACAAAGAGCAAATGGTAGCTAAATTGTGTTTTGTAGCTAATACAAACTCATCTCAAACTACAGCAAAAGCTCTTGATGAGTTTGGCCAAGAATATGTTGTCAATGTAGATAATGAAAACCAACAATATCTTGTTATTTATGATTGTGATATTGAGATAGAAAGACCTTATCTAAGAGAAGATTTTATTCAAGCTGTAGAGGATATTATGACTGTTCCTGTGTATAATTATGGGAGTAATTTTAACTATGGTAATAACTATAGTGATAATATTTATGGCATCAATTATAATAGTAATGGTACTGTAAGTAGATATTCTAAGAGTTATGGTGTTACTCCAAGTAAAGGAAAATCTGTTCCTTTAACTCCAAGTACCAGCTACTCTAAAAAAAAAGACCTAAAAAAAGACGTTGAGAAAGATTACTTCATTACAAGTACTATACCAGAATTTTCAGTGAATGTACTTATAAGTTTCTCTGACAGAGCTACTTTTAAAGACTTTATGGATGTATTAGAATATTATATTGATTATGAAATATCTCCAAAAGTATTACAAGAAACTTTCTTTGATAATTTTGAACATATTTATTCTGAATACTTCCCTAATATTAAAAGTGATGAAGGTTTTAGGTCAGTTCTTGAAGCTCTGTTAGAAGAGTATGAAGATTTTCTTACTATAAAACCAAGTAAATATAACAAATATATTGAAGTTCTTGTAGAAGCAATACAAAAAATGATTAATAAAATATGAATGAGACAACAACAAGTAGATTTAAAGGGGCTATATGGTTCAACCCTGAAGTTAGAAATGTTATAGTAGGTGGTGCAGGTTCTTTAGGTTCCTTCACTTCTTTGCTATTAGCAAGAATGAATTTTAAACCTTTTGTTTATGATTTTGACAAAATAGAAGAGCATAATTTAGCTGGACAATTCTTTGGTCATAGTGATGTTGGTAAATATAAAGTAGATGCTTTAAAAAGCAGAATACAAGATTTTGCATTGGTAAATATAAATATATCTAAAGACTCTTATGACCAAAATAGCTATGCTGATAAATTTATGTTTTCTTGTTTTGACAATATGAAAGCAAGAGAAATATTCTTTAATAATTGGTGTACCTATGTTAGTAATAATTGTAACAAAGAGGATAAAAATAATATACCAATTTTTATTGACACAAGACTTAATTTTGAGAATATGCAAATCTTTTGTGTTACGCCAGATAAGATAGAAGATTATAAAAAGAGTCTTTTCAGTGATGATAAGATACCTGATGAGATATGTACTTTAAAATCAACAACACATATTTCATGTATGGCATCCTCTCATGCTGTAGGATTCTTTACTAATCATTTATCTAATTGTGTAACAGGTGAAGATGATAGAGAAGTCCCTTTTAGATGGGATTATATATTACCAATGAATACTGTAATAAATGAATAGAGAATTAAACAACTTGTTGTTCCAATATCTAAGTAATCTTTCAGGTTCAATTTATTCAAGAAAAGATATAAGTAATAATTATTACATAGATAAAAATATTTGTTTATTTATAGAGAATAAGATTGTACCTGCTAACAGTTTATTTTTATATGATGATTTTATAAAAGGTGTGTCAAGTCCTGAAAAGAGTGTATATTATTCTTACAATGTAGATAAAAATTATATAAGTGATTCTCAGTTTGAAAAATCTTACAATAGTTTTTTTACAGATATGAGAAGACAAAGATTTAGTTTTTCATTTATGAGAAGTAAATCTGGTGATAATGTAATAAATTTATTCACTACACAAGGAACTCTTTGGGATTTAGATACAAATGAACTTTTAGTATCTTTATGTGTTCCTAATCATTTCTTTATAGCTTTTTGTAGTTTGAAATCTTCAAATGAGAAATTAGATTTTTTAGATAAGAACTTAGAAAATAATCTAACTCTTTATATAGATAGAAAGTTTCTTACAGATGACAAGTACAATACATGGAGAAAGAAATTTGACACTTATTATTTACACTTTGTTAGAATGTTTAATATAGATATTATAGAAACAACTAATTTAGAATCTAAAATATTTAAAACTGTAAATTTATTACCCGAAATGAAAAGTTTAGAAGAAGTTGAAAAATATTTTAGCCACATGGAAGACAAACTTGTAGAGGATATTTTTAGTAAACTATGACAAAAGGAGCAACAAATAAAAGAAAAGGTAGTAATGCTGAAAGAGAGTTTGCTTTAGCATTCAGAGAATTAGGATTTACACATTGTAAAACTTCAAGAGAAGGCTCAAAAATGCATGATGGTGCAGGAATTGACCTTCTCTTTGTCCCCATGAATATTCAGATAAAAGCGGGTAAGCAGAAAGGCTTAAATGCTTCTAAGGAAATTAGGTATGTACATGATAGAGTTAGGGAAGTATTTCCTGAAGGCTCCATTGAGTACTTTTTACCTAATATCCTTATACACAAAAAAGAAGTTGGACAAGGTAAAAAAAGGACACAATTTGATACAATTGTAAGTATGACCTTTGAAGACTTTAAATTATTAATTAGTAAAATAGAAAAATGGAATTAACAAAAGAAAATTATTATGATAGCCCGAGATTATCACAAAGTAAATTAAAAACTCTTTTATATAGTCCAAAAGCTTTTTTAGAAGAAAAAGAGCCAGAGCTTTTCTTTGAAGAGAAGAAACACTTTATAATAGGTAGTGCTGTAGATACTTATCTTACCAGCGTAGTAGATTTTAATGAAAAGTACTATATTTCTCATTTAACTGAAAAACCTTCTGATGTAGTAAAGAGCATATTATATGAAGTTTATTCTAAGGCTAAAGATAAGATTGCTGAAGATGATTCTTATAAGAATTTAGAGTTTCTAAAGCAAGAAATTATAGATAGCTGCGAATCTCATGGTTACTATAAAAATCTAAAACCTGAAACAAGGATAAACAAAATTTTAGATTTTAATGACTATTGGAAAGAAATAATAAGTTCTGATAATAAAACTATTATTACTCAAGAGGAAGCTGAAATAGTATCTAATATTGTAATAAAAGTAGCTACAAATCAATTTACTTTTAGGTATTTCAAAGATAGTACTGAAGAGGTAACTATTCTTAAACAGTTACCTATAGAATTTGAAGTAAAAGAAGTAGAATGTAAAGCTCTTTTAGATATAGTTTATATTGACCATAGCAATAAAACTATTACTCCAATTGACCTTAAAACTATTGGAGATTCTGTAAAGAACTTCCCTGAATCTTTAAGGAAAAGAAGGTATGACATTCAGCTCTCATGGTATGTAGAAGCTCTTTCTCAGTGGAAAGAAAACAATGAATTTAAAGACTATAGAATATTAGATTTTAAGTTTATTGTAGTTAGTACTACTGAAGATGAAGAACCTATAATATTTACTTGTGATAAAAGCCTTGAACTTATTGGTAAATATGGTAGAGACTTCTTACATTTAAAAGGGGAAAAGATAGATGTGCATTCTGAGGTAGTATATAATAGACTGAACAAAGTAAAAGGATATCTTAACCTTTTAGATGATTACCTTTATTACATGGAGAATGGTTTTTCTCAGGATAAAATGCTTAGAGAGGGTAAAGATAAATTAATGTTGGATTGGAGTGGTATAGTACCTCTTGAATAATTTAAGTTTGTTATGGAAATACACAGTGGAAAGTTATTTAAGAACAAAACATGGAGGTATCTATACCCAACATTAAAATATTATGGACCAGATTTAGACAATTATATTACCTCTTTTATAAAACTTAGTATTGGAATTGGAGATACAAATGTAGCTTTTGAAGAAGATAACTTATTTATCCTTTTTGATGTTGAACTTAAAAATCACATGCAAATAAATCTTCAAAAGTATAGAGAAAAATTCCAACAATTTTTACATTTTGTAAGAATACAACATTATTATACTTCTGATTATGTTTATAAATATGATAAGTTTAGTACAGGGCATATTGTTGTCCTTAAAATACCTTATATATTTAAAAATGCTATGTATAACTTCATAAAAGGTAAATACAGCTTAATGTATAGTGAAGAACAAATAAAGAAATATTTTGGTTTTAGGAAGTTTGATAACAAAACATTAGAAAGAGAAGTAAATAAAATAATAAAAAGTACAAGAGATGTTTTCTTAAAAGATGAAAAAAGAAAAAAAGCTTTTATAAAAAGAGTGAATTTTGATTTTGACACTAATATCAAGGAGGAGATGTTTAATGATGATTTTGAATTAGACTATCCTCCGAGATTTAGTGAGGAAATTTTTAATTATACACCATCCAAAGGTGATTTTTGGAATTAAGAAAAAAAATGACAATCTTAGAAACAATTTTAGTAATATCTCTAATACTATCTATATTGTATAATGTAGGTTATAAAGTAAATAGAGAAAATGCACATAAAGCAGATGTAAAAACTTTTGTAATGGATAAAGCTCTTCTGAAAGATAAAATTAAAAGTTTAGAAGATGAAAAATCACTCATTTCAACAGAACTTGAACATTACAAAAAGAGATTTGAAATTTATAAAGAAAACTGTAAAGGTTTAAACAAAAAAGTAATTGAATTAAAATCAAAAATAAAAAATGGAAGAACAAATTAAAAATTTAGGTGCTATTGTATATAAAGTACTTTTCTTACCTAAATTAGATGAACAAATTAAAAAATTTATTAGAGACCACTATTTTGAAGAAGATGATATTTACATACCAGAAAATGTTGTAAGACATTATAACTTAAATGTGTGTGAAAATATCATCAGAAAATCTGATTTAGAACCAACACTAATAGTTGATTTTGTTCAGTTTAAGAATAAATGTAAAGAAATTGATATAGATTATATTGAATTTTAGTTTGTAATTCAAATATAATTTATATCTTTGCAGTGCCTAATTATTATAAGTTTTAGTTTTTATCAAGCCTGTTGAGTCTTAGTGCTTGACAGGCTTAATTTTTAATTAAATATGAGTTTATTAGAAAACATTAAGAAAGAAAAAGTTTCTCAAAATGCAAGAGAAATGATTATTTTCAGTTATCCAAAGATTGGAAAGACTGAACTAATGACACACCTTCCAGGAAGTTATCTTATTTTAGATTTTGATGATGGTATGGCTTACTATAGTGGTAATTACATTAAAGTAAATGACTATACTACTTTCTCTCAACTTTGCAAGGAGTTTGAAGAAAAGAAGCCACAATTTGACTTTATAGTTTTTGATACTATTACTATGCTGTATGACACAGTTACAAACACCTTAGCTATTAAGAACTATAATAAGGACCCAATGAATGCTAAAAACCAAATTAAAGATTTGAAATATGATATTACAAATCTTTCTTATGGGGCAGGTTATGGTTACAAAAGAAATGCTTTACAGCAGATAATTAACTTCTTTAAACCTTACTGTAAGTGTTTAATCCTTTTAGGGCATGTGGCTGATAAATCTCTTAAGACAGATAAAGATGGTGAAGGTAATGTAAAAGACTTAGCTATTGAAGGTAAGCTAAAGGATATTTTAGCTTTAAAGACTGATGCTATGGGATTATTATATAGGAGTTCTCCTAATGAAAATACTATATCATTTAATCCTTCTATTGGATTAATTGGAGGAACACGTATTCCTCATTTATCTAATAAAGAATTTGTAATTTCTAAGAAGTTAGAAGATGGTACATTAGAGACTTATTGGGACAAAATATTTGTATAGGATTAAGTATTAATATCTGGAGAGGGGATTAAAAATCCCCTCTTTTTAATAAGTAATCATTCAATATTAGATAACTCTCAAATAATTATTTTTAGTTAAAGTTTGTTCTAGTTTGAAATTTCTTCTTACCTTTGCATCGCCTTAAGAAAATAAAACTATAGAAAATAATTTCCCAAAAAAATATATAGAGGGGACTTTATCAGGAGAAAAACAAATAACCATTGTTTTCTTAAGGCAAACCTGATAGAGTCTCCTTTAACTTTTAAAAATTACTATTATGAATTTAATAGATGTAAAAATTGAGAAAAACCAAGATTATGGTTTGGTGGTTAGCAGTAGAGTTATTGCAAATGAATTAGGAAAAAGACATGCAGATGTGTTAGAATCTCTTGACAAGATTTTAGAAAACGGAGATTTCCGTTCTCTTTGTATACCAAGCACTTATAGAATTGATGGACAACAAAGAGAGTATAAAGAGTATCTTCTTACAAAAGATGGATTTACACTTTACATGTTCAATATTCAAGGTTATAATGATTTTAAGATAGCTTACATCAATAAGTTTAATGAGATGGAAAAAGCTCTTTTAAAACCTACTCTTCCACAAACTTACAAAGAAGCTCTACTCGAGCTTGTATCTAAGATTGAAGAGAATGAAAAACTCCAAGAAAGCTTAGAGAAATCAGAAGCTCTTGTAGCTCATAAGACAGATGTTATATATATTATCTTACAGATGATATAAAGCTTATGACACAAAGGCAATTCTTAAATGAAATTATTAGAATGAAAGGTAATGAAAATAATCTTATAAGAGAACATTGGAAAACACTTTATGACTTTTATGAAAAGAAAAATCATATTAACCTTAGTGCAAGATTTGAAGCTTACAATAAAACTCATAGTCCAAAATTGAAATCTAAATTACAACTCATAGATGAAGTATTAAATGATATACCTACATTGTATAAATTAGCTGTAAAGACATTTGAAGCTGATTTCAAGGATAAATTACAAAAGTATTTAGATGTTATTTAATTAATATTGTTTATGGGATATTACAGTGATTTTGAAATTGTCTTTAATAAAAAAGAACTTTCAGTAGAGCAACAAGTAGAAATACTAGATTTCTTAGAGAATGACAATGATTTAGGAATAATAACAGATGCTATAAAAGAAAATAGAGATAAAGATTCTGCTTACTATACAGATAAACTTCTTCCTGAACAAGTAGATATTTATTATAAAAAATGGTATAACCATTTAGAAGACTTACTCAGATTATCTAAACAATTTCCTTATTTAAAAATAGAATTACAAAGAGAAGGAGAAGATAGGTTAGATATAGAAAAAAGTTATTACTATATGGGCAATAGACAAGTTTGTACAGGTGAATTAAAATTTGATAAAAATGAATTATGGTAAATAAAATATTAAAATATGCTTCCTATTTACTACCCGCTGTAGTACTTTTAGGATTAATACTTCTTATTTCTTTAATGTTTAAAGAATGTACTTACAAACAAAGAGAAATTGATTCGAGGAAACTTATAGCTCAGCTAAATGACTCTTTAGTATCTTATAGAGATAAGGAAGGTAAGCTCATTTCTAAAATCAGTTCTATAGAAGTAGATAATATGTCTTTTTTTAAACAATTACAAGTAAAAGATAAAACTATAAAGGAACTTCAAAATCTTGTAAAAAAAGGTACTGTAGCTGCTTCTATTGTAAAAACAGAAACTAAAATAGATACTGTTATAAAAACAAAAGTAGTAAAATATGGAGAAGAAGATATTGTGTTTGAAACAGATTTTAATTTGAAAGATTGGGTCTGGGGTACTGTTTCTATGGATAAAGATACTACAGCAATGGCATTATATATCAGAAATCAATATGATATCACTCTTTCTAAAGAAAAAGATGGTACTTATGTTAATGTAATTAATCATAATCCTTTTAGTGTAACAAAAGAAATTAGAAGTGTTTATAAACTCCCTAAAGAGAAAAAATGGAGTGTTAATGTAAGTGCTGGTTATGGTATTACTCCTGAAGGTTTAAAACCTTTTGTTGGTATTGGATTAGGTAGAAATTTAATTAGTTTCTGATGAATGCTATAATAGATATTGCTAAATATTTAGATAGAAAAAGTAAAGTTAATACTTTAATTCAAAGACAGTTTACTACTATACCTTTTTCTATCTTAGATGAGGAAGATTGGAAAGCTAATGCTGAATTGATATATCCAACTAATGATAACTTATTTGAAGAATTAGAAATTCATCCTACAACAGAAGTATGGCAAAGTGTAGTTTATTTATGTGATGATTTTTATATTGATTCAGAATATTGTAATGTAGATAAATTATATGAATTAGGCTTTATACCCATATACTATAA